TTTAGCTGAACATCTTGTATATACCCGTAGACACCGAGAGGCTATGCTCGCAGACCCATTAAAGAAGAAATGGAAGCCCGGAAAAGGAGGTCCGAGTTGGGCTAGGAAACTCAGAGTGTATAGGAAAGCGCATCCTGTAGACGAATCCGCATATGAAAAAATAGGTGGTTACTATACTGGTACTGATGAAGAACTTACAGTTATGCGGAACTCTATAAGGGATCGGGTAAACCTGGAGCAAAAAGAATTTGTGGATCGCAGTCCTGTACCTGGGTATCCGAAGGAGACACTTTACTCTCCAAACTTTGGTCCTATACAAATATCATTCGGACATGTAGAAAGAGCGAAGGCTCATTATGAGGCCGATCCTAAAGGATTTATACTGGCATTAGAGGATATAATAAAGATACAGAAGCGAAAAGAAAAGGATTATGACGATTACTCTGATCTTGTCTATAGTTTAGAAGACTTCCTCAAAGAACTAAAGGCAGGATTATGACAGACAAGCAGGATAAGTTCATAGAAGAGTATGTCCGTACAGGAAATGCTACCCAGAGTGCCATCTATGCGGGGTATTCCCAGAAGAGTGCCAAGGTACAGGGACACCAGTTAAAGACCAGACTCAGGAATGAGATTGAGGATGCCACCTATAAAGCCTTACAGGATAAAATCCCACAGGCATTGACTTGGGTGACTGACTTAGCAGAGAAGGCAGAGAGTGAATCTGTCAGATTGGGGGCTATTAAGGACATCTTAGATAGAGCCGGTATGAAACCTGTAGAGAAGATTGAAACCACCAACATCGAAACCATGTCAGACGAGGAAATACAAAGGCAAATAGATGCCCTCATCAAACACTGAACTGCTACAACTTCTGCAAGCACAAAAGCAGAGACAGCGGTTTAACAAAATAAACTACTACGATCCCTATCCGTACCAGTTAGACTTCCACAAAACAGGCAACGGTAACTCTCAGCGCCTCCTGATGGCCGCTAACAGAATAGGTAAATCCTACTGTGGGGCGGCTGAAATGTCCTACCACCTCACAGGATTATACCCTGATTGGTGGGAGGGGAGAAGATACGACCAACCTATCACAGCATGGGCGGGTGGTGTATCTAACGAAACTACCAGAGATATCGTACAAGCAGAATTATTGGGTTCCCCCGACGATCTCGAAGCCTTTGGCTCTGGCTCCATTCCTCAGAAATGTATAATAAAAACTGAACGGAAGCCCGGAGTACCAAATGCCAAGTCCGTAGCCCTCATACGGCACATTACAGGCGGGAACTCGGCTTTATACTTCAAAGCCTATGAGATGGGTGTGGACAAGTGGCAAGGCAGGTCAGTAGATGTGGTATGGCTGGACGAGGAACCCAGCAGAGAACTCTACTCACAGGCCGTCACACGAACCCTAGATAGGCGGGGAATGGTCTATATGACCTTTACCCCAGAGCAGGGCATGACTGAAACGGTTGCCAGTTTTATGAACCGTATCCAACTGGGACAATCCCTGTCAAATGCCACATGGGATGATGCCAGTGAGAGTATAACATCCATGAAAGGGGAAAAGGGACACCTTTCAGAGCCGGTTATGCAACAGATTCTCAGTGCATACTCCCCACATGAAAGGGAGATGAGGAGATATGGTAGACCCTCTATCGGTTCCGGCCTGATCTTCCCTGTTAGTGAAGATGAATTAATGATTGATCCTATATCAATCGAAGAACACTGGCCCAGAATTGCGGCTATTGACTTTGGTTGGGATCACCCTACAGCAGTTGTATGGTGTGCTGTAGATAATGAAACCGATACTTTTTATGTCTATGACTGTTATAGAGCATCGAAGGCTAGTCCGGCTGTTCACGCTGAAATCATTAAGCAAAGGCCGCGCTTCATCCCTATTGCCTACCCACATGACGGAAACCGCAGGGATAGTATGGGGAATCCGGGTCTAGCCGACCAGTATAGAAGTCATGGGTGTAATTTCCTCCTAGAACACTTCACAAACCCACCCGCATTAGGCCAGACAAAAGGCTCTAACTCTATTGAAGAGGGTCTAATGGCTATGATACAGTACATGGAGGACGGCAGATTCAAGGTATTCAACACCTTGGGCGACTGGTTTGAAGAGTTTAGGATGTATCACAGGAAACAAGGGAAGGTGGTAGCCATAAGGGATGACCTTATGAGTGCCACCCGATACGCATTTCAGTCACAAAGACACGCAATAGCGGGGTCTGATCCAACTTGGACTAATGAAATAACCTACAGGAATTACGGAATTGTCTGATACAGAACGAGAATTAATGTCACGCATCCATCAGGAGATCACTGATTCTCTTGGATACGATGGCGAAATCTCTATTCAAAGAGAAGAGGCTATCAAGTATTATTACGCCCTTCCCTTTGGTAATGAGGTTGATGGTCGTAGTCAATACGTTGATTCTACGGTACAAGACACAATCGAATGGATTAAACCCTCACTTATGAGGGTGTTTGCGTCTGGTGATGAGATGGTGAAGTTCACCCCTCATGGCCCTGAAGATGTGCAGGCCGCAGAGCAGGCCACTGATTACGTTAATTACGTTTTCACAAAAGACAATCCCGGATGGGAAATCCTCTATTCGTGGTTCCATGATGCCCTCCTCCAGAAGAATGGTATCGTAAAGGTATGGTGGGATGAATACCCTGAGACTCAGCGTGAAGAGTATCGCGGCCTTACGGATATGGAGTTTGAAGTCCTCACTGCAAACAAAGCCGTAGAAGTTATTGAGCATGAGGAATACTACGAAGATGTAACCTACCATAACATAGTTATCCACAGAGGGGATTACAACGGAAAGATCAAGATTGAGAATGTTCCGCCTGATGAATTCCTGATCTCAAGAGAGGCTAAGGGTATTCAGGACGCTAGGTTTGTCTGCCACCGTGTACGAAAGACCGTATCCGAACTCCGAGAGATGTATGGAGATGATTGGGATGTTGGGGAGTTGGGTGCAGGATACAATGCCGAAATGTATAATGCAGAACGCCTTGCACGTTACGAGTTTGATGACTCTAACCAGTGGAGTTCCGGCCTAAACGAGACAGGAGAAGAAGCCCTCAGAGAATACTGGCTACATGAATCCTTTATCAAAACAGACTACGATGATGATGGTATTGCTGAACTCAGGAAGGTATGCAGTGTAGGAGATTATATCTTCTCTAACGAGGAAGTAGACAAGACTCCGTTTGTATCCATCACTCCGTTAAAGATTCCCCATAAGTTCTTTGGTATGTCTGTCGCTGATCTTGTGATGGACTTACAGTTAATCAAGAGTACGCTGATGCGTAACCTGATGGACAATGCCTATAACCAGAACTTTGGTAGATACGCAGTCCTTGAAGGTCAAGCGAATCTGGATGACCTCCTAACCCAGCGTCCGGGCGGTGTGGTACGAGTTAAATCTCCCAACGCCGTTATGCCGTTGGCTACTCCTCCCTTACAGCCGGAATCCTTCCAGATGCTAGGCTACCTTGATGACGTAAGGGAATCAAGAACTGGAGTAAACAAGAACACTCAAGGGCTTAATGCAGATGCCCTGACAAGCCACACAACGGCCACAGCGGTCAATGCTGTAATGAGTAATGCCCAGAGCAGGGTAGAGTTGATTGCTCGACAGTTTGCTGAGACAGGCGTTAAGGAACTAATGCGTTGCATCTACGAACTCCTCCTGAAGAATCAGGACAAAGAGAGAGTGGTCATGCTGAGAAACCAGTGGGTTCCAGTACGTCCTGATATGTGGAACGACAAGATGGACTGTACTGTTTCTGTTGCGTTGGGTAACGGATCGAAAGATCAGCAGATGGCTCATCTGTCACAGATGTTACAGTTTGCAGGACAGGCCATGCAGGGTGGACTACCTATCGTAACTCCACAGAATATGTACAATCTAGGCGCGGCCTTGGTTAAGGCTATGGGATATCAGAATGTAGATGACTACCTGACCCCTCCGCCTCCCCCGCAACCTAATCAGCCTACCCCAGAACAGCAGAACGCTATGATGGAACAGCAGATTAAGATGAAAGAGTTGGAAATTAAACAGGGTGACTTACAAGTTAAGATGATGAAAGTCCAACAGGACGCAGAGGAAGCCGCTATAGATGCACAACTTAAAGCCGAAGAACTGGCCCTTGAACGAGAACAGAAGAGGGCCGTAGCAATAGGAGCAACATGAGCGATGACTTACGGGAGAGAAGGGCAAGAAACCTCCTCCAAGACGAATTATTCGTAGAAGCGCTAGATACTTTAGAGAAAGATTTAACAGACACTTGGACTCATAC